ATTTTGGATAATTTTCGTCAAGAAATCCTTATTATAGACATTGTAGGTTTATGGATAAATATGTTAGGTGAAATAAGTTTAAATTATCGTGAAGGTTCGCAAAATTTAGAATCAAGTGCGAATTTTATTTATGATAGATATGAAATAAGAAATATTTAATTAGGAGGATATATAATTATGGGTTTGTTCATGTCTCCAATTGTAGATGTAAATGAAATAGATTTGTCTACGACTATACCAGCCGTTGCTACAAGTATTGGGGTAATTGCTTTAAGAGAAACGTATAAGGGCGCTGAAAAGAAACAAACATTTATTACAGATGAGAGTGATTTAATTTCATCTTTTGGGGAACCAATTGATGAATCATATGAAGATTTATTGGCCGCTGCCGGATTTTTGAAATATGGGAATAAACTTTACGCAACTAGAGTGGCAAATACTGATGCTATATTTTCTAGTATAACTATTGGAACTGGTGTTGGTACTGGATTGACTGTTGATATAGTTGCTGTTGACGGTATTGTAACATCAACTATTATTGCTGTCGGTGGAACAGGATTTGTTGTAGGTGAATATGTCACAATTGATGGTAATGAATCTGATGAACAGGATGCATTAATTAAAATTACTTCTGTTGCTGATGGTGTGGTTGATGGATTGACATTGATTACAGGTGGTGAAGGTTATGTGACAGGTTCGGCTTCTGCTACAACGTCTACTGTTATAGGTGATAATTTAACAGTTGGTGGTTATATTGTTGGTGATATAGTTACAGTTGGTGGTGCTGGAACTGGTGGTACATTAACAATCGAAACTGTCAGTACTGCTGGATTGGTTCTTACATTTTCAATTACAACAGCTGGTACTGCTTATATTACTGCTTCTGATGTTCCGACAACGGGTGGTTCTGGTACAGGATTTACTGTTGATATCACTGATGCAGATGCTGATGGTGAATTGGATGCAGGCGAAGTTGTTTTGAACACTGGTGGTGATACATCATATGATATTAATGGCACAGCTCTTGATTTTTCAATTTTACCATCTGAAGATCCTGATGATTTTGGTGATGATGTTCAAGTCACGACAACTACTGATTATTTTTGGATTATTGGTGAATCTCGTGGGGCTTGGGGTAATAGAATAAGAATAGCGTTTCTTGATTATGCTACACAACAAGGGATGTTAAATGGAACTCTTGATAAAACTAAATTTGGAGATGCGTATTCGGCGTTTTCAGGAGTGGATTCTCAATTAGCAACAACTAATGATTTTTTGGTTTTAGTTCAAGAAATGCCACAACGAAAATCGGTATGGGTAACAAAAGAAATTTTCAATGTGTCTACTGATTCAACATCTCTTGATGAAACAGGCGGAAAAAGATTTGTTGAAGATATAATTAATCAACAGTCACAATATATTAGAATTTCTGCTGATATATCTTCAATTGTTGATCAAGTATTTCCTGTTAGATTAGCACAGGATACATTTTATCAATTCGTGTCCGGTTCAGATGGCACAGGAATACCTTCTGACTCTGATATTATTTCAGCATATAGACTTTATGAAGATCCAGAAACAATTGATGTTAATCTTATTCTTGACGCTGGTAAATCAGAAACAGTTAAATCTGACCTTATTGCTATGTGTGAAGAACGACTTGATTGTATGACAATTCTTGATGTTCCTAAAGTATTAGTAGTTAATAATAAAGGGAATGAAACGACACAACTTAGAGATTGGAGAAATGCAACGGGTACATATTCTGATAGTGGCTTTAATGAAAACACATCTTATGCATCTATTTATGGTAACTGGATTGAAGTGTACGATAAATACAACCAGAAATATCGTTGGATTCCTGCTTCTGGACATATTGGTGGTGTTTATGCTAAAACTGATGATGTAACTGATCCGTGGTGGGCACCGGCTGGATTAAATAGAGCTATACTTACGGGTGTTAGACGATTGGCATGGAACCCCAAACTTGGTTATAGAGATATTCTTTATTCTAACGGGATCAATCCTATTGTGTCTTTTGCTGGACAGGGTAAAGTTGTTTGGGGACAAAAAACAATGTTGTCTAAAGAATCAGCATTTAATCGTGTTAATGTTCGTAGATTATTCATTGTTCTTGAAAAAGCAATTAGTACATCTGCTAAATATTTCTTATTTGAACCGAATGATGAAGTTTCAAGAAATCTTTTAGTGAATATGATTAATCCATTCTTGAGAGATATTCAATCAAGACGTGGTGTTTATAATTTCAAGGTTATTTGTGATGATACTAATAATACACCAGAAAGAATTGATAGAAATGAATTATGGTGCGATATTCTTATCAAACCAACAAGAACTGCCGAATATATTGTGCTGAATTTCGTTGCTACTAAAACTGGAGCATCATTTGAAGAAGCAGCATCGGCAGTTTAAATAATATAGGGGTGAATAAAGTAACCCCTTTAATTTATAGGAGGAAGAAACATGGGATTTAATTTAGATAGTATGATAGGTGCATATAAGGATTTTGCGAGGGGTTATCTTTTTTATGCTCGTATTACAAATCCTGTTATTGCACTTGATCAAAACCATCCATATCTTGTAAATTCGACTACTTTGCCAACTCAGACTATTGAGGCGATAACATCAAATTGGCAGGGGAATGAATATAAGATTGGTGGTGTTAGTACATTTGCTGAATTAATTATATCATTTAAATGTGATACGGGACAAGAATTAAGATCTGATTTTTTAACATGGATGAAGAAAATTCACGATCCTGTGTCTAATGTTCATGGTAAACCACTTGAATATTTTGGTCAGGTTGATTTATCACAACTTAATTCAGAAGGCAGGGCTATTATGTCATACAGTCTTATTAATGCATGGCCTAGCTCAGTTGGTGAGATAACTCTTGATTATGGAACAAAAGAACTTTCTACTTTTGATGTGACATTTACTTATCAGTATCATATAGTTGATAATATTTTTGGTGATGTTAAGGCTACATCTGTGTCTGTATAATAGAAGTATACTAAGGAGTAAATAATGAGTGAAGTAAAATCTGTGGATATCAGGGGATTGATTGAGTCTTATGAATTCCCTTATACATTACCTGGTTCTGGTCAGGAATTATTAATTAAGCCAATTACTACTGGTCAGATGAAGAAAATTTTAGTTTATGAGGATGAAAAAGATCCTTATGTAATAGAAGAAGCATTAGATAAACTTATTTCTAACTGTGTTTTGACAGAAGATTTTGATATAGAAAAAATTTATTTACAAGATAGATTTTCTTTATTGTTGGAGATAAGAAAGATCACGAAAGGTGATAATTATAATTTTAGTTTTAAATGTTCTAAGTGTAATGTAGAAAATATAAAAAATGTAATACTTTCGGAATTAAAAATAAAACCTTTTAGTTGTGATGATAATATAATAACAATTAGTGAAAATCTAAAATTTGAAGTTGATTTCCCTACAAGGTTTGATCAAAAAGATTCTATAAAGAGATTTAATAATAAATCTTTAAATTTTATAGAGAAACAAGTTGAAGTTCAAACAGGTACTTTTGCAAATAGTATAAAAAAAGTACATACACCATCTGGTATATTTGATAATATATCTTTTGATGATAAATTTTATATACTTGAAAATATATTGGGTGATGTGTTTGATGAATTTACTAAATGGTTTAAAGATCACGAATTTGGTGTTGAATTTAAGATTAACACCGAATGTATATCTTGTGGTCATAAAAAACATATGGAGATACCATTATCTGATTTTTTTGTTTAATATTTGTTCTGTGTAATGATTGTGACCTAACTTCAATATTAGGTGAGCAATATTTTCTGGCAAGAGGAGCAAATATTACAATAATGGATAGTAATTTAATGCCAGATTTTGAACGAAAAATACTAGTTGGTATGTTATCAAAAGATTTAAAAGAAGAAGAAGCAGCATATCAAAATCAGAGTAAAAAATAATTATATTCTTGGGTTTGAACCCAATAAGGCTCAAAAGGGTCTAAGAGAAACTAAATACTCTTAGACCCTTTTTTAATTGGAGATGTTATGGCTAGTAACAAAGAGTATACAAAAATAATTGTTGATACATTAATTAATAAACAAGAGGAATCAAATAAAATTCTTCGTAAATTAATTGATGCGGAAATGTCTGGTGAGAAATTTACAATCAATACACAGAAAACAATGAATAAATTACATAATGTTATTGATGAATTAGAGTCAACAATTATATCATCTACCAAAACTGCTGAAATGATATCTAATAATTTGGGTGCTGAGGAAGCATTTACTAGGGAATTGTCATATGGTATATCAAATATATTCAGAACAGATGAATCTAAACGACTTGCTTTTTCAAAAGCAAGTGACGAAGACAAGAGATTCATGTTACAACAAATAAAGGATGACGCACTAAGAAATCTTAATTTATCCAATCAATATTTAAAGGACAACAAAGATATTTTGGAAAGTGTTATGATTAATATTGATACCAACATGGATAAAATTATAGATAAAAGTACTAGTTTATTTTATCCAATAGTGGAAGGGTTCACTAGAACATTGGATGGATGGCGACATTCTATGGTTGAAGATAATAAGGTTTTGGGAGCGGTTCTCAGTGATGCTATGATAGAACATTACAAAACTGGTATTAAAGAGGTGGGGCAACATTTTAAAACTCATATGTCTGCTATTATGGCTCCAATTGATGCTATAGCAGGTCCAGTAATAGCAATCGGCAAGAGTATGTTTACTATGGGAAAAATTTTATTATCTGGACCATCAAGACACGAAAAGGAGACAGCAAAAGTACAACGAGAAATTCGAAATTCATTAGTTGGAGTTAGAAAAGAAGAAAAAAAGAGATGGATAGTTGAACAAAAATTTAGGATAAGAGAATGGTTTGCTAATAAAAAAGAACAAGGTATGTCGTTTCTTCAAAAATTAATACCTATTCTTGCATTGTCTGTTGGTGTATTAATAGGTTATTTTCAACAATTGGGTCAAATTATACCTTCGATTACTTCTGGGTTAATGTCAATTTTTGGTACTGGTGGGAAATTATCAAAAATAGGGATATATTTTAAAAATTTTTTGAGGGTTTTAACAAAAGGACCGTTAGGCAAACTTTTTATGGGTATTGGTAAACTTTTTGGGAAATTGTTCATGCCTTTGAAAATGATTTGGAATTTTTTCAAAGATTTTGATCAATTAAAAGAAATGTTTAAAGTTGGTGATATTTCAGGGATATTTAATAATTTATTGGCAAGCATATTAGAACCATTTCTTGATATACCTGAGATGATTGTTAATGGTCTTTCGTGGTTGTTCGGGTCGGATTTTAGAGTAGATTTTGGGAAAACTGCTATAATGGATGCTATGGATATGATTATTAAATGGATTTATGATAAAGTGGTTGGTCCTATTTGGGATTTAGTTGATATGGTTGGTGGATTTTTTGGTAAAATTAGTAGTTGGTTTATGGGTAAAGAGGTAAAACCACCTAAATCACAGGCTGGACAGAAAATCAAAATAAATCAAGCTGGTCGAAAGATTGAAATTAATCGTGGTAGTTCACAGGATTTTAAAAGAAAAAATATTAGCAAAACACTTTCAACAACAGGGGTTTCGACTTCAAAAGCACTACAATCTAATGAACATTTAGCTGCGATTAATACAACATCTAATAAACTTGATCAAACAAATAAAAGTTTGTTGGAGAATACTGTTATACAAAATAAAGTTGCCGAGAATATTAATAATATTAATATTTCATTCCCAGAAGAAATTCCAACAGAACCAGAAAATATGGGAGTTTTATTATATAATAAGAGTTGGGGGGGAGCATAATGGCTGATACTTTTGGGGGTAAATTTTATCCAAATGGTATAGATAAAGAGAGAGCTAACTCAAAAGATACGCTTTGGTTAAAGATCACACCACGAAAATTGGTTATGACAAATATTAATACCAGAACTGATCACGTTGCAGATGATGATTCGGCAAAAGCGGATACGATGTGGTTTTTAATGCCTATGACACAAATGTTTGTATATCAACATACATGGGAAGATTTGGTAACTCCTGCCGCTGCATTAAAAACAATTACATCTAAAATACAGAAACAATATGATATTCTTAAGAGTACTTGGGCTGGAGTTGGTGGGATTTCAGTTGGACACAAAGCTGATAATCCGCATTTATATACTGGTTCTACTAGAAGGTCTTTTAATATACAATTTGAATTTTCGGTTTACACTGATACATACAATGATGTTTTTTTACCCATACAAAAATTAATAGAATATTCTTGCGCTGAAATTTCCGATAAATATACTGAATTTACGTTTCCTTATGTGTTTAATTTACAGACATTTACAGGTAAAAGTAAATCTGTAGACATTGTATCTATAAAAACAGTAGCATTAACATCAGTTCAGCCATCGTATAAGGGGCCGTGGATTGACGGGTATCCATCAGCAGCAACAGTTGATTTGGGTTTTGTTGATATAAATCCTTTGTATAGAGGCAATTTGGTAACAGAAAAGGATAAAAAAATAACTGTACGTTCTAAATCACAGTTTATGGAGTAAAAATGGCAATAAAACAATTAAATGATTTTGATAGAGATTTACCTATTTCTTCTAATTTAAGATTGTATAATGTTTTACAGGATACAGAAGATAAAGAAATATTCCTTAATATATTTCGTTCATATAATGTAAATGAAGAAATATATAACAATGAATCTTTATTTGATTATTATACTATACAAGAGGATGATTGGTTGGATAATATATCTGTATTTCATTACAGAACACCTTATTTGTGGTGGTTAGTTGCTTTATTTAATAGTATAGATAATCCTTATGAAGAACTTGAGGAAGGTAGAGTTCTTCGAGTTCTTAGATATAATAATATTTACTCTATTTTTGATGATATAACAGCGATTGAGAGTTTATAAATGAGTAAAAAGAAAATCCATAATGAGTGGTTCACAAATGAGTCTTAACACACAATTAGGAACACAAGTATTTTCTGTTGAAGTTATAACTAATGGGGATACTATTAACATTATAACAGGTTCAGCTATTGAATATGTTTATCTTATAGAAGATATATTTTCATTGTCTATAACAGGGAAAATTGTGTTTTGGGATAGAGTTGGTTTAATGGAAACAGGGCCTATTAATGGTAATGAGATATTTCGAATAACTTTTGGTAATACTGCTGGTACTGGTGATTATAGACAAATTGACATGAAGGTACAGAAAATCAATAAAGTTACACCAGAATCAAAAGCAAGGATGGCGGAAAATCTTAAATTGGAACTTATTTTGGTTGATGAGAATTACCAGAAATTACACTCAAATGGTTGGAATAAAGCTTGGAATAATACTCAGATATCCAAGATAATAAAAGATATATGTAAATCACATATAGGTATAGATAATTTTTCGTTAATAGAAGAATCAAATGAGGTTATTGAACATTTTGATACTCATTTGAGAACACCTGCTGAAAGTATTATATGGTTGATGAATCGTGCTAGTGGGATTAAATCGGGACAATCTGGTTATTTATTTTATAGATACAATAATCACAACAAAAAGGAATTTGAATATGCTTTAATTACATTAGAACAACTTTTATCACAGAAAAAATATATGAGTCCTGTTGGTGATAATAATGTATATGGATTTGAACAACAAAATCCAATGTATATCAATAAGATTAATGACTATAAATTATTACATCTTGATCTTACGGCTTTAAAATCATTATCTGGGGGTTCACTTTTAGGGTATGATATTAAACGGAAGAAGTTAATTCGTCGAAATTATAGTTATACTGATGCTATAGATAGATTTACAATACTTGGTCGTAAAACTTTGTTCTCATCTGATATGTTTATAGATAGACCACGAAAACAAATTGATGGATGTAGTGATGAACAGATTCTTGATAATATATGGTATGGGAATTGGATTAAAGAATATTGCAATCAACAACTTCTTGAGATTACAGTACAAGGGCATGAAATGAGACATGCTGGGGGTCTTATAAGAATTTTATGGCCCAGTTATTACGAAGAAACAGAAGTACAGAATAAACAAATGGATGGAAAATATTTGATTAAATCTATAACACATTATCTTAGTAATAACGTAACAGGTGGATATAAACAGAAATTGGTGTGTATTAAGAATGGGTATGGTGATTCGTCAAATAAAAATCTAGTGAAATCCAAGAAATTTAATATGTGAGGGTGATATTATATGACTGTAAGGACTGACATTAAACATTTTATACCTAGAGTTTCTGAATTTGGTGGTATTTATAGAGGGGTAATTGAGAATAATAATGATCCTGAAATGTTAGGTAGATGTAAAATTCGCGTTTGGGGTATTCATGATGAACAAAAGGAAGAGAAATTAGAAGAAGGGATATCTACAGATAAACTTCCTTGGGGTGAACCTTGTCTCGGGCTTGTAGAAGGGTCTGTGAGTGGTCATGGTATGTTTTCCGTACCCTTGCAAGGGTCACATGTATTTTGTTTCTTTGAGGGTGGAAATTGGGAAGCTTTGAGGTATTTTGCAACCGCGCCAGGATTACCTGTAGATGCTCCTGATGTAAAAAAGGGTTTTAATGACCCCGATGGTGTATATCCAAGAATTGATAGACTTGATGAATCAGATTATCATAGACTTGCTCGGGGAATATCAACAGGAACAATCGTAGATCATAAAAATGATAATCTTGATTTGAGTGTGGCAAAATCAGATGGTGAAACATGGGATGAGCCGGAATCTGCATATGCGGCTGAATATCCTAATAATATTGTTTTGACTACTCATAGAGGTATAACGATTGAGATTGATAGTACAAATGGTGCTGAGAGAATTCATATATTTCATCCATCAAATACATATATTGAGATTGATGCTTTGGGTAATATTGTATTCAGAAATGAAGGTGATAAATTTGAGATCACTAAGGGTGATGTGAATAAACATATATTTGGTGATGAAAATGTAACTATTGATATTGATAAAACTAAATACATCAAAAAAGATGAAACTATAAAAGTTGATAATAATAGAAAAACAACAATTGGTAATGATGAAATTGAAGATATAGGAAATAATGAAACAAGAAGTATTGGCCAAGATAGTGATGTGACAGTAGGTAATGATTGGAATGTTACTGTTGGTGGTAATATAACTATTGAAGCTGTTGGAAATATA